TAGGTTCCGACTGCCGCGATCCTAAGCAAGCGCCGCACACTTTCAGCCTTGAACGATTTGCCGCCTCGCGTGGAATAGCCGCCGCTGTTGAGCCGGGTTGCAATCGCCCGCAGCGAGTGGCCTTGCTGTTTGTAGAGTCCTGCCAGTTCCGACGCCTGGCGGTTGGCTTTGTGATCGCGGGCAATCTGCTTTCTCGCTTCCGGCCCCTTGCGCCGCGCCTCTGCTGTCAGATTGGCGGGATTGCCCAGGGACAGCCCTCGCGCCTTCCGAGCGGCCAGCGCGTCTTTAGTCCGCTTGCTGATAACTTCGGCTTCGTGTTGAGCCATCACGGCAAAAATTCCGATGGTGAGCGTGTTGGCTTCCGGCAGGTCGCAGGCTTGGAAATCCGCGCCGCTGTCACGAAGCGCGAAGATGAAACCGGCGTTGCGTGCCAATCGGTCAAGCTTGGCAATTAGCAACGTCGAGCCATTCGCCTTTGCGTGTTCAATCGCTTTTGCCAGCTCCGGGCGGTCGTTGCGTTTGCCGGATTCGACTTCGACAAACTCGGCAATGATCGCGCCGCGGCTTTTGGCGAAGCTTTCAGCCGCCGCCTTCTGTGCTTCCAAACCAAGCCCGGAAGCGCCCTGCTTCTGTGTGCTGACTCGGTAATAACTGACGAATTGCTTGCTTTCCATTGTGTTTGTCTTCCTTTGTCACAAACTGTCGGGGGACGTTTGTGTTCTGTGACAGGGAATTTACTACAGGCTACAATGCTATGCAACTACAAAACTACAAAACTACAAAACTATTCTTGCTCTCGCTCCCAGTCTGACAGCAGATTGATTAACAGGTCTGTTAGCGTCAGCTTCGCGCCGTCTGCCGTTTTCTTGCCGACAAGTGCAACGCGCACCGACTTGTAAAGCTCGTTTGGAATGTATGCGCTGATTTGTGTGTGCGTGTCTTTCTTGTCGGCTTTGTCCGGCTCGATTGTTGGCTGAGTTTCTGCCTGGTCGGTTTTCTGTTGCCGTGCCTCTTTCAACCCAGCCAAGCCGGGCAATGTTTTGTCTGATAGTTTCGGTGTCTTAGCCATTTGGTTTATCTCACAAGTTTCAAAATCTCTTTGCCGATTGCTTCATAGTCAGCCGCGCATTCTCCGGCGCGTGGATCGGCAACCTGGTCAACAGTCAGTCCAGCGAGTGCCGCTTTCTGGAAAGCCACAGCCCGGCGAACTTGTCCGGCGAAGACTGGAAAGCCCGCTCTTTCGAGTAACTGCCTGGCATCGTCGGCATCGTGCGACGGGTACGGTGGGCAAATTGTCAGCAAGATGCGGTAGCGTGACTTGTCGAGTTTTTGGATTGCGCCCAGGGTAAGCATGAGCGCATCAAGCGACATTGAATCCGGCGTGACTGGCAAAATCACCAAGTCGCAATTCTTTTCGATTGATTCAATGTCGCTTTTGACTGGCCGCGCTTTTGAATCAATCACAAGGTGATCGAACTGGCGAGCGACGCGGGCAGTTTGGTTTTCGTCAACGACTTTGAACGGCAAGGCGTCTTTGCTGGCCCAACCTTCGGCGCTTTTGTTCGGATCGCAATCTATGACAACAGTCGGCGCGTGTCGGTTCAAGAATGCCGCCAAGTGAATTGCGGTCGTTGTTTTGGCTTGTCCGCCTTTGAAACTCAGCACACCTAGAATCATAAAGAGAATGTTTGTAGTTTTGTAGTTTTGTAGTAAGGTACTTTCACAGCCAGCTACATTGTGTTGTAGCCTGCGCTGAAAACACAAGCGGGTTTGGAAAGTGTTTCCGCACTCACCAAACCCTGACCTTCAACACTGGCAATAGTGACGAAGGCTGTTCGCAGCCTATCACTTCCCTGCCGTTTTTCTAGGGGAGAGAATCCAAATGCAACTTTTCAAACTCGGCAAAACCTTTGCCGCTGCTGACGAACAAGCTCGGCAATCCGAAGCCCTCAAAAAAGAAGCTGACAGCTTTCAACTCGCCACAGACGGCGGATATATCAAATGGCTGAAGTATGCCCTGTTTGCGCTCTTTGGCTATTACAACGCCCGTTTGTTCATTGTGACCGTTCACGGCTGGGAAGGTTACATGACGGCCTTCTTCGCCCTGGCCGGTGAAGCAACGGCGCTTTACTGCCTGATAAACTTCAGAACCAATACCCATAAATGGTGTTAATACTGTATCGCCTTTATTTGTGTACAAATGAATAGCGCGTTCAATGGTGTCAAGTTGAAGTGGGCAAATGTGCTTCTCATCATTTTCATCCCTACCATTACGATACCCTTGCAAAGTGTTGCCGTAGTCAATATCCATCCAAACAGGCGAAGCATATTTTTGCCATAAGTCAACTGGCAAATCTGTATTAGTTACAGGATTAAGACGCTCACCATCCTTTCTAAATATCATTAAATAGTCTGGGATACCTACGCGGCTCATGGTGCTATCTTTCTTGATTTGCTTATGTAGCAAACCTAATGCTTTAGTTCTTTGCATTTCAACTACTGGATCTTTCCAGATAGTTACGCGGCTATGATAAACAAATCCTTCATTCTGAAACGCCTGCAAAATAAGGCCGCTAAAGTCACGCAAACCAATAAAACCTTCTTTACCCTTTTGAATAGGTAAGTCCATGCAGTGAACGGCAACATTGCGCCCGGATTGCAATACCCTGTAAAGTTCGCGGATAAGAAAGCCAAATTGCGTCAGAAACTCATTATAGTCCTTACTGTTGCCCATATCTTCTAAATGACTGGAGTAAGTATATAATTCAGCAAAAGGCGGGCTAAAAATAGAGAACCCTACTGATTCATCATTAACGCCTTTGATTAATTGCACACAATCCCCGCGTTGGATATTGTAGTGTTCATTTGATACTGTTTCAACATCGTAAATGGCCGAACTCATTATTTGATTATTTAAGTTGGCGTTAATTGCTTTGCTCATTTCATCTTGCATAACTTCGAATTGTTTTTGTTTATTGGCGATTGATTGGCGCACGTTGGCCATTGTGTCCGTAGTTACTAAATAGATATTAACTTCTTTTTCTTGCCCAAATCTGTATGATCTGCGCATAGCTTGGTAAAGTCCTTCAAAGCTAAAATCAAGCGAAGCAAATATCTGATTATGGCAGTTTTGGTAATTCATACCAAAGGATGCAATCTTTGTTTTAGTGATAAGGATTCTAAATTCATTATTTGCAAATCCTAATAACTTACTTTCCTTCCATTCGTTACTATCAGAACCTTTTACTTCTACTGCTTCGGGTAATAGTTTTTTAAGCATTTCCCCTTCTTCGTTCTGCTTTATCCAAATAATAAAGTTCTCACCAGGATTAGCATTGATAATGGTAACAACTTCATCCAATCGTTCAATCTTTGTAAGCCTTAACTCTTGATTGAAATTGGTAGCCGAAATAATAGCATCGTTAAATAGTTGGCCATTGTCGCGCATTGCGGTGGCTATTTGACGCTCAATTAAGTTAAGTGATGGCAAAGCATAACCTTGCATCTCAAAGCCAATATCCTGCGGCTTATTAAGCATTATTGCCCATGTACCTATAAACTGATAAAACAATTTTATTGCATGGCCTTTTAATCGCCATTTAGCAGTTTCGCCGCCATCATGCACAAAGTACATTGCTAACATTTCATTTCGGCTCATTACGTCTAAGAACTCGCTATGGTTGCCAAGTTCCATCGGGTCGTTTGGTGATGGTGTTGCGGTACACGCTAATTTGTATGGGGTTTCTTTAAAGTTCTCAATAATAGATTTCTTGGTTGATCCTTCAAAGTTTTTTAATATACTCGATTCATCCAATACAATACCCACAAATTGAGAGCAGTCAATATTATCAAGCTGCTCATAGTTTTGTATAGTAATGTTATCTAATGGAATGCCGAAGTGTCCCGCCTCTTGCATTGTTTGAGCGCGTACTGCTAACGGCGCAAGGATTAGCACTTTCCCGCCTGTTTCAAGTGTTACGCGGTATGCCCATTCAAGCTGCATGAAAGTCTTACCAAGTCCACAATCGGCGAATATTGCATACTTACCCGCCTTTAATGCTCGGCGCACAATAAACGCCTGAAACGGGAAAAGCATCGGATTTAGTTCCGTTGCTTCAAATCCTGAATGAATGATAGATTTTTGTTTCGTTTGCAGAAACTCGTTATATTCCATAGTGTTTGTGTTTTTTGAAGTTAAAGGGCGCAGCTAGTTATTCTTTACCCAGAACTTGTGAAGTGCCGCGCCCTTGTGACCTTCATATTA